CCAAAGTGGCGTACCCTTGTTTTAAAGGTACCCTCAGCATTTAAATATGATATATTTTTTTACCATCAACTAATGACCATCGTACTCCGTTGTGCATAGATTTATCTACGGTTGGTTTGAGTCCTTGGCGTACCAGCATTGCTTGTGCTGATTGTAGGAGTTCATCGTCTGTCATCTCCTTGGTAGGGTTTAGTTTACCCTTTTTGCGTAGACGGGCTAACATTCGTGCGTTGTGTCTCGTATTGGACATATTTCTTCTGCTGGGCATTAATCTTCTCCTGTGTTTTCCTTAATCGTTGCATAAGTTCAAATAGTTCGTCTTGTTCAAGTGTACTACGCGGTACTACTGAACTCAAGTAATGCGTAATTGCCCCTAACTCAACTGGGGTAAAAGTAACCAAAGTGTACATAATATTATAATTCCTTCCGTTGATGCTGTATGTATAGGCGCTTTTCATACATACTGCCGTGGAACCTCTCCTCGGGCTGCGCCCTCGTCAAGGTATTCGGCTTCGTCGCTTCGCTCCTTGCCTCATGCAAAGGAAAGAAAGAAAAAAAAAGAAAGAAATATATTCCCTCTATGCGTGAGTCGGGTGCCCTTCCCGACGAACACTTACTCGGAGGGCTTTAGCCCGCAGAGGAAGTACCACTCCGTGCGTTAAGAGTCTTGCGCTGCATTCAGCGCACCAATGTACTGTTTCCTTCGCTTCGCTCAGTCCAACAGCACGAGGTGTTACTAATATTAATATTATTAAAGGTTAGATGCTCACGAGAGACAGAGTGTTGAATATCCCCCCCACTTTTTATCAGTAAAAAACTGAAAGGAAAGTTGTGTTAATTGCTTACGACCCATAACCTTTGAATAAATCTTTTGTATAGCGACATGTTTTTACGCACGCCGCTTAATGCCCATCTAACGGGCTATCGCTCTGGCTCGTCCGTTCCCGAAGGAATCACCGTTTGACCAGACCGTCATTCAAGTAGTCTCTATAGTATAGCAGATTTCTTACAATGCAGAACCAACTCCGCCTTGGCGAGTTTAGCAGTACCAAGACGGAGAACGGGTTCCCCATGCATTTAATAGTACACCATGCTCGTGACCAATGCAGTAACTGTCCTTGTGACCTGTGACACACACTGTAAGAAAAACGCTTATATATAGAGACTTTGTAAGAAGGAGCGCTATGGCAAAGGAATTGACACGAATTCAAGAAGAATACCTAGACTGGCTATTACTGCCATCAGAATTAAAAGTGCCCCACACTAACCAGGAATGGGCAGCCGAACACAACCTGACTCCTAACACGTTGACAAACTGGAAAAAACTTCCGATGTTTGCCGAACGCTGGAAGGATGGCATCAAAGGGATGGCGGTTAGCCCCGAGCGTACACAGATGCTTTTAGACTCTTTGTTTAAGAAAGGCATTAACGGTGATGTTAAGTCAGCCCAATTGTATTTGCAGGCTACAAACCAAATGCCTAACCCAAAGCAGGAAATCAATATTAAGACTGACAACGCCCGTGAACTGTCTGACGGGGAACTAGAAGCCTTGATTGCTCAATACGCCCAGACTGAAAAGAAGAAGCGTGATGACGAGGTTAAAGACGTTGAGAAAGATTTAACTAAACTCAAGAAGATTATAAAGGACGCGTAAATGGCACGTAATATTTTTGCTGGCGGAGGTGTTAACGCCTTTATGGGCGACAACAACCCGTTGTATGTACAAAATATGAACAGTCTTAAGGCTGCCTTTACCGACCTTCAGAACGAAATCGCTAGCGCAGCCGCTGGCGCAGGTAGCCCCATTGGTTCGGTTATTATGTGGACTGGTACAACGGCTAATATTCCTACTGGTTACGCTGTAGCCAACGGTGCTTTGTTGAGTACGGTCACCTACGCTACTTTGTACGGGATTATCGGTACGCGTTACGGTCCTCTTGTTGGTGCCGACTTCCGTCTACCTGACCTAACAAGTCGCCTGCCTCAAGGCACGGTTGGTGTGCCTACAGTTCCTACGACAAAGGTAACATCTGTTTCTTCAAACGTGGATGTTCACACCCATACAGTTAACTCTTCTTTTACTGCTGGCAATGCTGCGTCGCACACACATTCAGGTGGTGTACTAACTGCTGGTTCTGTAAACACGTCCATTACTGCTCCTGGCGCTGCTAACGCTGCTATTCCTGTGAACAGTTCATTTACCGCTGGTAACGCAGCAGCACACGTGCACACCGTTATTGGTAACACTGGCAACCAATCCGATAACCACGTTCACGCATACTTTAAACCCAACAGTGGTGGAAACACTACAACGGGTGTTCAACAGGGTAATGCCAACCACTCTCACGGTATTCTTTTTAACTCAGGCAACCAATCTGCAGCGGTTAACTCTTCATTTACAGCAGGTAATGCTGATAGCCATACACATTCGGGTGGTGTTCTTACCGCTGGTAACACCAACACCTCTATTACTGCCCCTGGTGCACCAAACACTACCATTGGCGTAAACAGTGCTTTTACTGCAGGTAACGCCACCACAATTAACGCTTCTACCCTCAGCCATACGCACAACTTTGCAGTTACAGAACTAGTCTTTATTATAAGGGTAAGTTAATTATGTCTATCGGAAACGCATTTGGAAGTCACGAGGGCTACCTTAAAGTAATAGGCAATACTGATAATAAGGGTTTGTTTATAACCGCAATATTTAATGAGCCTCAATCTTTTATGAAACCATCCGATGTTACAAAACGCTGTGATTACACATCACGTAAAGCAGCACGAGGTTTTCACAGGTTTAATGATGGCGTCTGCAACTGTGGATTAACCGAAGAACCAAACAACTTAACCGCTGAACATTTTGCATTAGAAGATGTTTCGGCATTATTTATTGTTGTGGATGCTTATCCAATAGGAGCAATTCTCTATATTGAATTAGCCGATGATAATAATGAATCTTTTTATTTAACTCAACGAGGAAACACCTTAACGCGCACCTTGCAGGAGCAATTTAGATTTTTACTTGAGTGGAAATATGCTAATGAGCATCTAGGTAACAACGAAGAGATTGCTGTTACGGCAACTCAAATGTGTGATATACTAGATATACCCCTTACTATTCAGGAGTGGATTCTTTCAGAAGTACCCAATGAAAAAGTAAACAGGTTCTTAGAAGGTAAAACTAATGCCCTTGAACGAACAGAAGAGCCAATTCCTGATTTGACTGAAGAGTTTAAAGAATGGTTATTGGATAAATTTAGTACAGCCAGAAACTTTGGCGAACATTAGAAGGAACAAATATGATTAACGTGCATTACCCAGCGGACCATGCTGGACAAATTCAAGTCGTTGATGGTTTACTGGACAAGGAAACTTGCGTAAGCCTATTAGCAAGGGTGGATTCGCTTTGGAATAAATCATTTCCTGGTGAAACTTTAGGCGGCAATAACCCCGCCACGAAGTTAACCAACGACCTTCACTATAATCCAAGTGAAATAGATTGGACATTTGAGGATTCCGTACTAGATACGACAATTGTTACGGCACTTACTTCTGCAATTGCCATCTACAAACAAGCATATCCCCATCTTAACCATTGGGTAGATATTACAGATAGTGGTTTTCAAGTCCAGAAATACAACAAATCTGCTGGTTATTACCGCGAGCACACCGATTCTTTTCCTGGTTCTGCCAACGAACGAGTTTTAGCAGCAATCATCTATCTTAACGACGTTGAATTTGGTGGAGAAACAAACTTTACTGTTCACGGAGTAAAAGTAAAAGCAACACAAGGGCGAATTACCCTTTTCCCTGCCGTCTTTACGCACCCGCACGAGTCTTGTGTTCCTATTACAGGGGATAAATGGATTATCAGTACTTTCGTCAACTACGCACAATCAATGCAAAACAGTAATGAACACCACGAAGATGGGCATACCCACTTTGATGATGCGTTCATGCACCAGCACGACGAACACGGAAACCACATAGAAGAGTTTCCACCCTTAATACTTGGACAAGCAATAACAGAGGTAACCGATGGCGAGTCTTGAAGACCTTATTGACGAGTTTAAGTTCCGTAAATGCCGAGGACCTGAGAATGCTACAACAGACGAACTGGTAGAAGCATTTACTTTTTTCTGCGAGAACTACGTCTTTATCAAGCACCCATCAAGAGGTAAGATTCAGTTAAATCTACGCGATGCTCAAAAGGAAGCCGTTCGTGCGTGGATAGATAAGAGATACACAATTGTTCTCAAGTCACGACAGATTGGTTTCTCTACCCTTGCAGCAGCCTACGCTTTCTGGACTGCCTACTTTTGGTCTGACCGTTTTGTAGTCATGTTGTCAAAGACTGAACGCGAAGCATCAAAGTTATTATCTAAAACTAAGTACATGTACAAGTTCTTACCTGATTGGTTAAAGAAGCGCGGACCTGAACTTATCCAGAACAACGTACTTAAGATGGTATTTGACAATGACAGCCTCATTGAGTCACTACCTTCAGCCAACGACCCTGCTCGTGGTGAATCAGTATTCCTAGTCATCATTGACGAGATGGCGTTCTTGCCTAACCCTGAAGAAGCATGGGCAGCCATTGAACCTATTGCTGACGTTGGTGGTCGTGTTATCTGTCTGTCTACCGCTAAGGGTGAAGGCAACATCTTCTACAACCTATGGATGGGAAGCCAGACTGGCACTAACCGATTCACGGGTATCTTTTTCCCTTGGTCAGCCAACGCAGACCGTGGTCAAGACTGGTACGAAGCGCAGGCCAAAGAACTCCCCGACTGGCAGTTGCATCAAGAGTACCCATCTAACCCAGATGAGGCTTTCATTCGCTCTGGACGTCCTGTATTTGACATTGAGGCACTTCACCGCCAAACAATAGAAAAACCTCAACGAGGCTATTTAAAAGAATTGCAA